CCGAAGCAGTAAGGTCAGGGAAGTTGCTCCATAGCTCGACCTGGCTTTGTAAAACAATCTGGCCGTCATTCGCCGCTGTGTTCGCGTCGAGCGTCAAGTCGTCGCTGGCAACGGTGCCCCCGCTTGCCGTCTGCCCTCCGCTTCGACCGGCGAGCAGGAAATACTGCGTGTGATCATCGTCCCCGAGGCCGGTTAGCTCCGACCCGTGATCGAATGGGGGAGTGGCCCCCGTGCCGTCTCCCAGCAACGTCCAGGTGTCTGCCGATGTACAGCCGAATAGATTCTGGCCGGCGGACGCATCGGTGTCGAAGAAGCACTCGCCGACTGCGCAACTGGACGGAGTCGCCGTGCCGGTTTTGCACGCAGTAGTAGCCGAGCACGCACTTGCGTTGAGCGTGTCGTCCGACGCGCAGCGCAACAGGGAGATGTTGCTCGCGCTCGAGTCCCAGACCCGGGCAACCCCCGCCCAGGCCGGGGTCGAAAGCAGTACGACAAGAGCAATAGCCCTAAAGAACAAAGTGGTCTCCCCAGACGATGCCGAAGACGTGCAGCACGCCGGCTCCGATCGTCGCGTTGCAGCCCAGTTTAAGCACGCGATCTGCGGCCCCCGAGGGGACGCCCTCACCCAACGTCTTCGAGACATTGAAGAGCATCCCCTCGGGATCGTTCGCCTGAAATCCTGTCACCGGCGCAATCGGGTCTGAAACCGAATCGTCCCAAAAGCCGAAGACAACCGGGTCAGTCCCCGCAATGTCGGTGTCCACGATCACCGTCACGTCAAAACCTTTTAGCCGAAACCGCTGCCCTGGATTAGGCGTCCAAGCACTTAATAGGCTAGTGCCAGTGATCGTCGAAACATCGTGGAAAGGCAGGTATACGTCGTTCGACCGAGCGTTCTCGATCTCGACGAGCCGCTCGAGTTTTGCGTGGATGCGCTCGAGAGCCTCATTCGTCGGGTCGACGATCACCGCTGCCCCCTAGACGATCGGAACCCTGCTGCGGGCCAAATTCATTTGCTGGTCAGGGGTAGGTGCTGGCCCCCCCGGCGAACCGAGAGCGGAAGGAGGCGCCGGTGGAGCCGGTAGAGACCCCCCACCACCCACCGGGGGGCCAGCTTGCTGCGGAGGAGGCTGCGCCGGTGCGCCCCCCTGTTCCTGCTGTTGTTGCTGCATCTGTTGCTGCATCTGTTGCTGCTGCTGATACTGTTGATACTGCTCCGGCGAGGCAGAGTACCCCAACTGCTCAGGAGCGAAGCCCATCGAAGAGATGAGCGTGTAGAACGGCTTCACCTGATCGACCGGGGGCATCCCCATCTGCTGGCCCATCTGCATGACTTGCATGATGCGCTGTTGCAGCGACTCGCGGTTTGCCAACATTGATATTCCGCGCACCTGGAATCGGAATGGAACGTCGAGTAGCTTGAACCGCTGCACCGGGTCGGTAAGTTGCCCGACTCCGCCCACCGTCTGTGCAAGCTCGTTTAGTTCCGGCGTGAGGTCAGAGCCGAACTGTAGGAGGTACTCGTAGATCAGCGTCAGCGTCGGCTCGAGGAACTCCTCCTCGAGCGAGCGGGCGACGTTGTGAATGTGGCCCGTGCTGGACTGCGTCTTGCTCTGCACCTCGGTCGCCGTCGGACGCCCGCGAGAAGACGGCGACCCCGCCGCAAACTCGTTGACCATGGTGGTCTTGTCACCGATCCCCTGAAGGTGCGTGAGCAGGGGCCATGCGCCATTGGCCTGAGAAGGGAACGACAGTTTTTGCAGGAATGGGCCGTCGCCGGCGTAGACGCGCCCGGGCTCGATGCCGGTGATCGGTTCAGGCTCGGCGCTGCGCGACTCGTCCACCATAAACGCGCCCAAGACGCTGAACTTCACGTCGTCGACCATAAGGTCGAGAAGCGACTTCATCTCATGCTCGACAACCGCATCGGCCTCGATCAGGCTCTCACCCCAGGGCTCATCCTGGCGAGGTAGCGGAACCGCACAGGTGTACCGAGACTTGCCCGTCCAGAGCGGCGCGGGCCCGATGCGGGTGATCGCTCGCTGATTTACGACAGTCACCACCCAGTTGCGGCAGGCTAGCTCGCCGTCCTTGTACAGGTTCCCGGTGTATTCCTGGACAGTGTCTCGCTTACGCTTGGTTTGGCTTCGATCCCACCGCTCGGTGCGGTAGTGGTCTTCGCTGTCGCGCATCCCCTCGCCGATGTCGTCGATCGAGTCGTAGACGCCCAGCCTGTGAAGTTCTTCGATCTCCTCGCGGTCGCACTCAAACCGCTCGATAACGTACCTCATCTCCGGTGCTCCGAAACGGCAAAGCGGGTCGGGGAACATAGAGCGGACGTGACGCACCCGGCAGTCGATGTGGCTTGTGATCTCGGGGCGAAGCGCAACTACCTCTCGCATGGTTTGCATACCCGCCATCGCCGCAGCCATCGCCTGCTGCGGGTCGCTGTAGACCTGCACCGTTGCGATGCCTGGCCTCATCTCCTGCCGATTGAGGATGGAGGTCCGCATCCAGCCCGTACCGAACAGGAACGCCTCCTCAAGCACGTCGAGTAATGCCTGCCGGAAGTTGGCGTGCCGAAGCGTTAGGTACATCCAGGACTCGATAAACCGGATCTGCTCGTCGGGGAAAAGAGAAGATTCCTTGATGATTGCAAAGAATCTTTCTGGATCGATCAGCGCCGACTGCATCAGCGAGCGCAGGGTGTGGATCTTGTGCCGCAGTTCGCCAACGACGAGATTGGCCTGCCACTGCTGTTTGTCCAGATTGACCGACCGGAGCCGGTACAGATCTTCCCACAGCCACCAGTCGTTGTCCCGAAGGTTGCGAGCGTTTTGAGACTCGGTCTGCGCGGTCTGGATCTGGTTGAGGATGTCCTCCTCGGTCAGGTCCATGGCTAGCTCTGGGTTGACGATGCCTACCGCTGCCGGATTTCCGTCCTGAACAAGGTCCGCCCAGGAAGGAACGCTCGGGTTCTGCACAGAGGCGGGCTCAGGCTCGAGACTCAGCCCCAACCCCTCGGCCCCGGGCATCCCTGCCAGGAGGTCCGCGATGCTCATTTATCTACGAGCCCCGGGACGGTAGGAGCCGAGATAGGCCGAAACTGGCCTGCTTCGATCGTAGATCTCGACCGGCGCAGGCGTGGCGGGGCTGATTGCAGCAGACACTGTGGGTGCCTGATAAGCGCGAATCTCGTTCTGCACAATATGCCTGACTTGATCAGCCGTGAGAGCCGCCGGCGCGGGGACTTCCTGCGCGGATTCGACCGGCGGGGAGCTCAGAGCCTCGAGCGGCGGCGCGAGCACCTCCTGAGCGGCGGTTAGCTGCGCGACCATGGCGTCGCGAGCTTCTGCGAGCTTGCCGGTAAACTCTGCCTCGAGCGCCTGCGCCTGCTGTGCGAGAAGCGCACGCGCCTGCTCCTCGAAGGCACGTTGCTGGTGCGCGAGGATGTGCTGCACTACCGGGTCGGACAGCGCCGCACCGATCTGCTCTTCCGTCGGCCCTACAGGCGGCGCTTCCGAAACCCGTACTGCGGTCTCTGGCTCCGTCGTCCGAATAGGATCTGCTGCGGCTCCGCCCCCTTCGTCCGGTAGCTTGATGCGGTTCCTGCTACCCTTTGGCCGGCCCCGTTTTTTCTTGCCAGGAGTCGGGCCGCTCGCATCCCCGGATGACCCGCCAGGTACCGAAGACAATCGACGAAGTCCTTGCTGGGTTGGCGTTGCAGACGTGCTCGGTTCCGCACTGCCGTGTCCCACTGGAATCTCGACAGAGCGTGCATCGGGCCCTTCTCCTCCTTCGCCACCCTCTCGGTGAACCGGAGCTTCGCGACGAACTTCTCCTTCCGGGGCTCCCACTCCGGTCGAAGCCAGCCGTGCAGGGTCTGCATTGGCACCTCTTGCGATGGCTGGTAGTTGACTCCCATCCTGCGAAACTCGTCGAACCATGTTGTCTGCTCCCATTTGTCGAGGGTGGTCTTCCCACCGCGTTGATCCATGATGAAATAGTCGGGCTGGCGACGAAGAACGTCGCGCCAGCGTTGCAATTCGCGGCTCATCTCAGCGAAGCTGCCGTCAGGTATTACCTTCGCCTGGACGACGAACCAGAAGTCTTCGGGGTCTACCGTTGCCCAAATAGTCGTCAGCCCACGCTTCATCGACGGGTCGACTACTTCGACGAGAGGCCAGTGCGTCGGGATGTCGAAGTCGGGGACGACGTGGGTCTCGGGACGCACATAATCGAACTCGACGCCCTGGAGGTTCGCGAAATGGCCGAACTCCCGGGCTTCGCGTTCCTTTGGGCTCAAAGTCGAGAGAAACGCTTCGATCTCGGCGTCGGGTAGGACACCACCGTTGCTGACGGCATTTTCCCAGATCGATGCCTCGAAGTGTGCCACGGTGCCGAAACTGGGGTGCTCCGGGTCAAGTGACGGCAAAAGCAGATCATCGAGCATCCACGATGCGTCTGCGCCCAGCGGCGTAGCAGTAATGAGGATCTGAGCCTGACGCGCCAGGCACCCGCGCCGGACGGCGGTGAAGATTTCCACGGGGCACGGCTCGTCGAACCAGACCCCGTCCCAGACCGCGCCCTCATACGCCTCGATTGTCTGTTGGTAGCTTTGTAGGACGAGTTCCGCTCCGCTCTTGAATTTCCAGTGGGTCGGGATTCCAAGCGAATTCCTCTTCGGCGGTCTCTCGAGCATATCCGGCGTGACCAACTCTTGTAGCTTCGGGACGATGGTGTCCCGCAGCGAAACCTCGAAGGTCTCGCCGGCGGCGAGATATCGCTGGCCTCGACAGGTATTCGGGGCCCAGTGAAGGGGGATTTCCTTGCCCGAAATCGCCTTCGGCCAATGCCCCAAACACCGTGCGACGGTGACTACGGCACCCAGCGTCGACTTGCCTAGCTGATTTCCGCAGAAGAGCGCGACGATCGAGGACTGTTTGTCGAACGCCGCCCTATACCAGTCTTCCTGGTAGCCGAACGGCCTGAACCCCGCGAAAGCGGCCTCCCGGTCGAGACGACGCTTGTGGATCTCTGCTTCCGCAAGAATTTTCTCGAGTTCCTCGGTCGAGAAGTCCTCAAAATTCATTATTGGGTTTATATTGCGGCTCGGAGGTGCAGAAAATGGCAAAGAAGGAAAAGAAATTCATTTCTCCGCCAAAGCCAATTTCCCTGACCAAATCAGTGGAAGAGCAGATTTCGGAGACTAGCGATTTAATCGAGAAGCTGACCTCGCTGACGAACAAGGCGGCGGAGAAAATCGGAAGCGTCTTCAGCCGCGTGAAGGACGAAGACCTGACGATCCGCGACCTTCGCGACCTGGGCTACGTCCTCGCGGTTCTGTCCGACAAGCGAGAGCTTCTGCTCGAGCAAAAGGCCCGGCTGGAGGGCTCCGGCGAGGCCACATCTGCCTCGATTGCGCGGCAACTGGAGGGAATCGCGGCCCTACAGGGCGAACTAACCCGGCGCAACGCTGCGCTTGAACACAAAGAGGCGTCCACGATCGACGTGACGCCAGAGGAGGATGCAGAGAATGCCGACGAGGGATTTGGACCACGAACTGAACCGGAAGGAGGCTCTCAGCCCGCAGCAGAGGCGCAGTCTGGCCCTGGAGAAGCCGTTTCGGGGGTCCGAAGGCCGAGACCCGGCCCTGTGCGTAACGCGCATGGTAGGACGTGGAGCACGCAGGGGAGAGGTCGGGTATGAGGGCGAGCACCGCCGCAAGACGGTGAAGTTCGTCAGCCAACTGTCCGTAGACCTGGACAGCCCGGCTGTCTGGCGATTCCGGGCCGAGTTCGACGAGCGCGACCTAGACATCCCGCTGAGTAGCTGGGATGACTTCATGCTCGAGGCCGCAGTGGACGAGATGCGCCGGGTGATCCCCGACGCCGGCACGCGCCAACTGTTTCGCGACATCGGCTCCACCTTCGTCGAGTGGAGAACGCCGCTCACCGAACAGGAACTGATCCTGGTCGGCGGCATCCCGATCCTCGACAGCTAGCCGAGAGAGCGGCGGGCCGGAGGAGGCTAGCTCCGGCCCGCCGCATGAGGAAACACGTCCGGGGACATGAAACCCGGAACA